AGGGGAGTGGGAAGACTACAAGAAAAACTATTCTAATTTATCTTGGGAAGAATATAAACAAATGAAAGAATGGAATGTGGAGGAAAGAATGGGAAACAAAAAGTATAGTTTTACAGAATCATATAATAAACCTATTAAAGAAGCTACTGACCCTGTGCACTATCAATTTGATATAGAACCTTTTGATTATATACATGACAATCAGATGGGTTTTGCAGAGGGGAATGTGATAAAATATATAACAAGGTGGAGATACAAAGAGAATGGTATTCAAGATTTATATAAAGCAAAACAATATATAGATATGTTGATAGCTAAGGAGCTTGTTGATGACAATTCATAATATGCATGATAGTTTAATAAAAGGCGGTGAGGGTGAACCAGAAGTTATCGCTATTTTAGAAAAACAATTTGGCATATCGTGCAGAGATGTTAGACTTGACCCCCAAGCACAAAAAGATGATATTGATTATTACTATACTATTGGCAATAATCCAACTGAACATGGTTTAGAGATTAAAACAGATTTTTACTTTCCAAAAAATGTAGCATTAGAAGTAATAAGTACGATTCAAAGCACTAATCCATACAAGGGTACAGAAGGGTGTATTTTAAAAACAAAGTCAGATAGACTAGCGTATTACTTTATAAAGCATAATAAACTTATAATGTGTGAAACAAAGGGATTACAAAAGTTTACACTTGATGCGTGGGAAAGTGGAAAGTATAGACAAGTTGAAATAGACAATAGGACATGGAGAGCATTAGTTATCTTAGTGCCCGTAAAAGAATTTGAACAACAAAAATTTATAACAAAAATAATTAACAATACAAAGGAAATATTGAATGGCTAAAGTAGGAGTAAAATTAGGATTTACATTTAGAGTAGGTCCACTAGACACAAATCAGTATGCAAGAATGGATATGGAAATACATGACCTTGATACTGAACTACCAATAGATGAGCAACTAAAAGACGCGGGGTTGACTATCGATAAAGCATACACTACAATACATGATAAAGTGGATGAAGAAATCAAGAACATCCTAACGAAGGGAAAGAAGAAGGATGGAAGCTGAACATGTTAGAGCTATAGTTACTGAACAGTTTTTATCTGAACGAGAGTCACAGGAAAATACATGGGGTGAACAAATACACCACTCAGATGAACATTGGACTGTAATTCTAGCGGAAGAGTTTGGGGAAGTGGCTAGAGAAGTATACGAAAAAAATACACCTAAGTTGTATAATGAACTTATTCAGTGTGGTGCTGTATGCATGGCTTGGGCGGAAGCAATACAAAAAAGAAATATGGAAAGACGAATAGAAGAAGGAGACGATTTACTTTGAAAGAAAATGCAGAATCAATATTTAATGATTTATTAAATGATAAAAAACTTGCTACAAAGCGTGGAGACGATGAAAGTTTTGCTTACGGTAGAATACCTTTTAACATCCCACAACTAGATAAGATTACAAATGGAGGTATACCAAGAAAAAGATTTACTCTTTTATTTGGTGGATGGTCATCTGGTAAGTCTTATATAGCATCACAATTATGTAAGTCTGTGCAAGAAGATGGTGGAGTACCAATGTGGATAGACTTGGAAAAATCTTGGGACCCCGCATGGATGGAAAAAGTTGGTGTGGATATAACTAAAATATTAGTTGCAGACCCAGCAACTGCAGAAGAATCATTTAAAGTTGCACAAAAAGGATTACGAAGTGGTGTTGATTTAATCGTGTTAGATAGTGCTGCTGGTATTATACCCGCAGATATATTTAACAATGATAAAGGAATCGACTATAGTCCCATTGCATGGCAGTCAAGAACATGGAATCAAATGTTAATTAGGTTACTCCCAGACCTGACATATGGTAGTTCATTGGTTGCTATTAACCAAACAAGGGGAGCAATGGGACCAGTCACTGCTATGGAAACTATGCCCGGTGGAGAAGGACAAAAGTTCTTTTCACACTGTTGTATGCAGGTATCCAAAGGTGGGTGGATAAATGAACCCTCATCATCTACTAATAGAGTAGGCTTTGAAATTAAAGTAAAACTATTGAAAGATAAGTTTGGTGGGGAGAAGTGGGAAGAAGTAGTTGTACCATTCCGTGTCGAAGGTGGAGTAGATATAGTAGAAACTTATGTAAGATTAGGATTAGAGTACGGTCTTATTAAACAAACAGGAGCTTGGTACACCTATGAAAAAATGCCTAGCAAGGTTGCAGGTATTAATAAAGTAGTAGACTGGTTCAAAGAAAATCCTGAAGAGTACGAGGTATTTAAAGATGAGACCGAAAAGTTTTACACCACAAGAGAATCTAATAGCAAAAGTTCTTGACGAAACAGGACTTCGTTATGCAAGACAAGTGCCCATAGGAAACTATACTGTCGACTTCCTTATAACTGAAATGAATGTTATAATAGAAGCAGATGGTCCATTTGGGCATTTAGCAAAACGAGATGCGAAACGAGATGCTGATATAATTGACATGGGGTTTGAAGAGGTTTGGCATCTTGAAGAAAAGACATACAAAGATATAAAGGATAGATTATGGCAGGAATTGAAGCTATAAACAATGCGATAAGTAATGAGCCTAAAGCTAAAAAAGCTAGTGGTAGAACTAAAAACCAAGATAGGTGGTTACTTAAATCTATTGATAATGCCATAGCGTATAAGAACAGACCTCCAAGTAAAGGTAAGTTTTATCCATCTTTGTTTGGTAATCCTTGTGATAGATACATATACATGGCTTACAATGGTTTACTAGATTGGGATGAAATAGATGGTAGAATAAAACGAATATTTGACCATGGTGGAACTTTTGAAGAACGCATGAAAAAGTATTTAAAGAAAGCTGACATTTATATTGATGATGAAGTATCTATAAAAAAAGAAGACCCTCCTATATCAGGCAGGATTGACTTTATAATAAAACATGATAAGCATGAAGAAGCTCTATTAGAGTTAAAAACTATAAAAGATGAAGACTTCAGAGATTTAAAAGAAGCTCCAAAACATGAACACATGATACAGTTACAGATATATCTTAACTTAACTGATAGAAAGTATGGTGTAGTTATGTATGAAAACAAGAATGACCAAAAATTAAAAGCTTTTAAAGTAGATGTTGACAAAGAAGTTTGGACTGGTATACTAAATAGATGTGAAAGTATAATGAATATGTCAGAAGCACCTACAAAATGCACAGGTATGTGGTATTGTAAATGTAAAGGAGAAAGATAGTGGAAAAAAAATGGAGTTATAAAAGAGCATTACAATTAGCCGAAGAGGTTATGAAAGAAACGGGCATACCTAATATTACTATGGATGCGAATGCAGATGCTAATTTAGATTTTATAGATGTAATCCACGCATCTAATAAAAAACTAGAAGAATATTTAGTAATCTATGGGGGATTCAAAGGGCAACTAGAACAACGTGTTGCAGACATTGAGACAAAGAGAGCTGCGATAGAAGCACAGGTCACTGAAAACTACAATATAGCTTTTGCTGAACTATTAGCATCGCATGAAGGTAGAAAACCAACTAAGGATGAGTGTCGAGGTATTATAATGAAATCTAATGAAGGTATAGCACAGCTTCAAAGAGATTTGATAGATGTTACTACAATTAAAAACAAATTAGATGCTCAACTTAGACTCTATACGCAGTGTTGGGCTACTGTTTCAAGAATTGTAGCACTAAGAACTCAAGGAAATGATTAATTTGAGTATAATAATTATAGGGAGACTATATTAATATGGGAAAATTTAGACCACAAATATTTTTAGCAATATCATGTCTTACTATTTTATCAGTAGTAGGTTTATTTTATGGGATGCCTGAAGTATCCACAGCAACTATCGGTGGTATAATCGCATTAGGCATGAAAATATTAGAAGGAGAATAAACAAAAGGAGAAAGTTATGACAAGTAAAGACGTAGCAAAAGGAATAGTAAAAAGTTTACCAGTAATAGGTGCACTTGCAGTAGGTGTAGGAGCAACTATAGCTGTATTTAACAGAGATAAGATTGAAGACAAAGTTGCGGACAAACTTATTTCTAGGCAGATTATAAAAGAAGATATTCCTTTACAATAAATGGAAAAATACATAGGAATAGATTGCTCATCTAAAGCTGTGCACATTGTAGTATTAGATGGCAAAGAACAATTAATAGATAAATATAAATGGGAATCTAAGTTAAAAACAGCTGATGCTAGGTTTTTAGATATAGTAGACCAAATACATAATGGACTACCTGAGTTTAGAGACGCAGAATTAGTGTGTGTAGAAGACACAATTTATATTCAAAACCCTTTGACAACTAGAACTATTACAGCTATAGTCTATTCAATAATATATTTTTTACATTATTATGATATTAAGTGTTTAACTGCTAAACCTCAACAATGGAAAAAAGTTTTAAATGATACAACAGTATTTAAAAAAGGTCAGGCAAAAACTACTATAATGGAATATGTAAAAAATAAATGGGTAAAAGAAGAATTTATGGAACAAGATTATGCAGATGCAGCTTGTATAGCATTATACGGATTAAGACAAGAAAAGGAGAAAGATAATGGCAGCACCTAAAGGATATAAAAAGACTACAGGTCAAAAAAATAAAACATATTTTTATGATAAACCTACAGCTAAAGATAACAAGATAGAAGATAAGTTACCTAAAGGCATGACTGCTGAAGAGTTCAAAGCAAAGTATGCTAAGGT